CCAGGGTGATACTTGGGCTTACCGTTTTTATCATAAAGCATTCTTTTGACTTCTTTACGATTGTTACCCATAGCGTTATAAGAAACGTGAACCCACCCACTATTCGGTCCTTCCACTTCACCATCCCAGGCTTGGATTCTATTAGAATCATAGTTCTCTAAAATCAATTGATCAAATTCCAAGTTGTCTCTGATATATTCAGCAAGCTCTAAATTACTGACTGACTCAGATACAATTTCTATATCTGCTGCACTTGACTCACCATTACAACAATGATGGCTCTTAGATGATCCATTAATATGAGCATTCCAGGCTTCTGACCGATAGCAAGAATTAACCTTCAGTGCTTTGTTATAATGATCTCGGATCGGCTGAAGAACTTTAATGACCAGGACAGTCATTCTTGCAACTGCTAGAAGAGTCGGTTCCTGCTTGATATTGGCTCTTTGAGCATCAGGAGAATAGATGAGCTCTTTCAGAGTAAAATTCGGACTAATATGCATCGCCAACCAGCTACTTTCCTTTGACCAAATCGATGAAGGAATTGAACTTATGAGTAGCATCAGCACCAATATTCTCATCAATTTGTGCCAGGACTTCCGTAGAAATCTTCTTTTTGACAATCTCTTCAACATGATTTGAATTGGCATCGTTCTTGTCATCATCGACAAGATCTTTAATCACGCTGGCAAGCGATAAAACCTGTTGAACCAATGCAAGTGCAGGGAGCATATCTTTCCTTTCATTGTCCTGTTCATGGTTGTCATAATTATCCTTCACGAAGAAATCATAAAACCAACTAAACGAGTTCACTCAGCTTCCTTCTCAGGATGGGGTGGAATGGGATTCTTTTCTGCTTCTTGATGGAGATCACCACCAGATTCAAAGTAGAACTTGGCAATTCCTGCAAGAATCGGTATGAATGCGCCAATTAAGATATTTAAGAGGTCTTTTGAGGATGTGGGTAATTCTTCATTGGACCCAAGCATTATATGGACAATATACAGAAACGTAGATAGTGCAAATAGACCAATAACAAACCGTGCAACAAATCGGAAAACTTGGATCCTCTCATTCACCGACATTTTAGGAACTATCGGTTTTGGAGCATCTGGTTTCGTAACCGTAGTCGTAGTGATTTCTTTAGCCATGCTATCTTCTACTTGGTTTCATTCCTCGGATTTCACCGCACAATTCCTTGATTGCCATTGTCTGTTCGTTTAATGCCGACTGAAAATTCTCATTTCTCGTATTGGACAGATTAATCACATCAATGAGTCTTGAATCTGCTACCGTATCTTTCTCTTGCCATGACTTAACTTCGTCACGATGACTTTGTGCAGTTTTATAAATATAAAAGAATGTGGCTCCAATAATAACTGCTGGCAGTCCTATTCTTTCTATTAACTGCATTAAACTGTCTACTTCCATGAGATCAGGGTGTATCTTTCCAGTTGCATATGCATAATCTGCAGGGTTCATTCTAAAATCAGAGTGATATAAATCGAAAAGAATATGAGAAGTCCTGTCATGTTATAACTCAGGCCAAGTGATCGAAAAAGGATTTGCCTGGTCCTGTGGAATATCTCTGAGTTTCTGGCGATAGTTCCGCAAATCAGATGCATCTTCACCAGTCTCCATTGCTTTTGTCATCTGCCAATCGGTTTCCTGGAGTTTTTGATTTCTTTGATTTCTAATCTCAATCCATTTAAAACCTTCGTCTGCGGTGATTTCTTCAGGAGTTTTTCCCGTGACTTCCCAGGTTTGCGACCATTTTCTATTTTGAAAAGCCGGAGTCCCTCCTTTACAAGTATGTGTCCGTTCATCAAACGCAGTTTTTGCGGTTGGGAAAACCCAAACAATGGAGAAGGCTTCCCGCAAGTTCGCATTATTCAGCGGATCATAGGGGAAAGAAGTTGAAGGATGATCCGAAGTTAAATCGTCTGACGAATAGGGATATTTTTCGATTTTATCGTTTTTGATTTTTGCGTATGGCATAACGGTCCTTTTTAGCTGTTTAAAAATCGTTCAGTCCATTGAAAACTTGGGGATTCTAAATTTGAGAAATAATCACCCAAATTATTACGGGTCACTGGAATGAGATTATGATGAAGAAACCCTATTTTCTTCAGGTATGGAAGCATAAAATCATACGTTAATATCATTGCTTTACAGTGCTTCCATTTTAATCCACGCATTGCGTGTATTCGGCATCCTCCAGGTTGCACATAGATATATGAAGGAACTCGGACTTTTGCATCAAATCGGTTTGCATTGATAATAATGGGTTCTTTTTGCCCATCTCTCAATAATTGGTCTGCCAGTTTTTCCCCGTTCTGTTTTTCATAGTTGTTTATTTCCCAATCCGGCCTTGTGTCAGTTAGTAAATCAACTGGAAAATTTTCATAGTAAAAAAATACTTTTTCAATTTTCATCTGGTTCTGGAAGACTCAATATGATTTTCTGCGGGTCATTCGATCCTGTGATCAGGTGACAGTCATTAGGAACTAAACCAATTTTTTTAACTGCTTCCCATGTTTCTGGTGCAGACATGGCTTGGCGAACAGTCATTGCACTCGGTCTTCCGTTTGCAATTATTTCCGATTGCATGTCTTTGGCGACCCTGACTGTATATTCATTTGCTTGATTTACTTCCCACATTTCTTCGTCTGAAAATCCATTGATCCGTGTCGGTTCAGCGATTTCAAAAGCTTCAGCCAGCAGTTTTTCCAGGATCTCAATTTCCTCATCGTTTTTGCGGAATCCGTCGTTTTCTGATGTCAACCAATTTTCTGACTCCATCACTTCGACTCTTAGTTTTTTAACTGTAAATGAAGGCAAATTTTTAATCTCTGCATCTTCTAATTCTTCACGTTTTGCATCCAGTTTAAGTTTACCGATTTCCTCCAAACCTCTGGCCCGAATTCGTCCCTCTAAAAAACCTTCGAGGGTTTTGATTTTGGCCCAGATTGTTTCACCCTCGACCAAAAACCGATAGTTGAATTCACTGTTATATTTACTGGATCCTGCCATTTCTCATCCGTAGCCTGCGGCGGCTAAATAATACCGAGCAGATCCAACTCCAGTTGTATCGGTTACAACAACTCCATCGTTACTCACTAGATTTGTTAGCGAAACATTAGAACCTGTGGACCCATAGCCGAAAATGGCCTTGTTTGAACCGTAGCCTGCGGCGGCTAAAGCATAACGTACAGTTCCAACACCAGTAGTATCGGTTGCAACAACTCCTGAGGAATCAACTTTATTCGTCAGCGACACAGGAGAATCTGTGTATCCATATCCGAAAATGGCCTTGTTTGAACTGTACCCTGCGGCGGCTAATAACCTCCGTGCAGTTCCAACTCCAGTTGTATCGGTTACAACAACTCCTGAGGAAGAAACTTTATTCGTCAGTGAAACAGAAGAACCTGTGTATCCATATCCGAAAATGGCCTTGTTTGAACCGTACCCTGCGGCGGCTAACTTGTCACGTACAGTTCCAACACCAGTAGTATCGGTTGCAACAACTCCTGATGAATCAACTTTATTCGTCAGCGAAACATACGAACCTGAGTTTCCATATCCGAAAATGGCCTTGTCTGAACCGTACCCTGCGGCGGCTAAATACGTCCGAGCCGTCCCGACACCAGTAGTATCGGTTGCAACAACTCCTATGTTACTCACCAGATTTGTTAGCGAAACATACGAACCTGAGTATCCATAGCCGAAAATGGCCTTGTCTGAACCGTAACCTGTGGCGGCTAATAACCTCCGTGCAGTTCCAACTCCAGTTGTATCGGTTGCGACGACTCCTGAGGAATCGACTTTATTCGTCAATGAAACATTCGAACTTGTGTATCCATATCCGAAAATGGCATAAGAATTCCCGGAACCACCACCACCACCACTACTGGCACCCATTAACGAACGTAAACTAGAAAATGCCATCAGATATCCATATCAAGACCTGCGGTGAAACCGAACCAAGTCGTCCCTTCATCAACAGTGATAAAGGCAAAAATATCTACAGCAGATGCACCCGATGAAAGTGTCGGAGCAGTTGCACTGGCCCACTTCACTTCTCCAGGCCATGTCACGGCCCTTGAACCCGATCCTTGATTTAAAATCAGCGTGAACGAACATCCCGACCCGGTTGCACTTGGATTTGAAAAAGTGAAAGTAGTTGTTGCCACATTCAATGTTGCTGTTATTACATTTCCATCCGTGATATCAATCGGTTGATCAGCAACTGTATTGCCAATTGCATTTCCTGTCTCAGAATAATCTTTGATGGTGGGGCGTTGCAGAATTTTGTCAAATAGATTTATATTGCCAACAACCCCAGAACTTCTCGCTTTTGAGCCAATGATTCCTGACATATCAACTCCAATCTTGGTCAATGTAGGTTATACCCACATCATAATCTTGCCCACCACTATCTGCTGATGTCATAGTAAACTGAAATTCTGCATCAGCAGAACCTCCTTGAGCTGCATTAAGAATTTGAACAGCAGAACTCATAACTGCTGTGCCAGATGGTTCGTAGCCATTGAAACTGAACTTGTCATTCCATACATATGTTTCGCCCACTTGGAGATTAAATCGTGCGAGAATCATGGTCGATCCTGTGCCACTAGCAGAATGATTGTCGTAAGTTTTCATCTGTAAATATCCAAAATCTGTTGTTGCATCCAATGCATTACAATAAACTATAACACTCAACACCGTGTAAATATGATGTTGCGCCCCATAAATTAGAGTTTGGAGTGCATCCACATCTTCAAAGAAATGTGAGTGAAGTGTTTCTGTTCCTGATCCTGTTGGTACTGCCATTTTAAAACCCCAATATTAGATTAGACATAAAAGATGTCTGAGCCATTGATTGCCCATTGATTGATTTAACTTTCCCATCGACATTCAGTTCCCCTGTGCCTTTAGGAGTAAGATTGATATCGATGTTTGT